GTGTTACTTGCTCGCATAAAGACGAAGCGAATATCCAGAGGGTTATCTGCGTACTGCCTTTGAATTAACAAATGCTTTGCCCTGTCTGACGACATGAAGCGGCCTTTAGCCTCAAGGATAACACCATTATCAAGAACGAAGTCCGGGGTGTAGTGGTGGTTCTTAACATACTTGATCCGTTGGGACTCGTATGTAAAGCTGACTCCCGCACGTTGCATCGCAAGAGCCAGCCTTTGTTCAAATTTAGAACGGAATCGAGGCATCCTTACTGTCGTTTTCAAATGCGTCACCAAGATCTTCAGACACGAAGCCGCCTTCTTGAGCGTCAAACGAGAAGCCACCGGCTCCAGCTTCATACTCCTTAAGCTCAATCACTTGGACTGCCTTGAGACGAAGCGTGTAACCCACTCCCATCATGGGACTAAACCAGGCCGATGGCTCTATTCCAAGGCGCAGCTTAGAGCCGCTTCCGATGTTCGGTGGGTTGTTCAATTTTTTTCCAGCCGAATCAAAGAGAGCGACTTGGAAGTGAATGAGTTTACCTGCCACAGTTTTCTGGGCTACTTGCTTCGCAAAGACTTCATACTCGTCATCGTCGTTCAGCTTTAACGGTAGCTTCGGACTCCGATCTAGCTTCTTCTTTCCGCTCTCCTTTACCAATCGCTCGTATTCCTTTTCGAACCACGGATTAATGGTGGCCTCAAGTGTTTCGAATTCGTCTTTAGTAAGGATAAGCTTACAGCTATACACTCCGTTCTCGTCGAACTTGGTGTCCGGTGTCACCAGCTTAGGATACATTGCGGTGCCTATAGGCGTTGTCAGTTGTTTCATTATCTTTATAGTTTTGGTTTCTTTGTTTTTCTCAGCTTCAACTGAAAAAGTATTTAGAGTCACGGAGTGTGTTAACATCAAACGTCCCGTAGTCAGGAAGGCTTGGAAGCTCCTCGTAGGATTCGTTTTGCCATGCTTCGGCTAGGTCTGCAAGAATATCTTTGCTAAACATCTCGCTGAAGCTGTCGCGTAGGGATGACGCAAGGGTCTCGCAGTTGTTACTGTGTGTGGCGAAGCTGTCGTGGATCATGGCGAAATCATACAGGCCACGCTTCCAACTGTCGTTAACAGTTAACACCAACCCAGCCGCATCAAGACTGTGGACCACGTTAGGTGCGACACCATTGCTTTGCTTTCGTGGGTCGAGGTCATCCGTAGCATCCTTGAAGCGCACCGATGTCAACGATCCGTTCAACCACGTGCTGACCTTTCGGCTGACTTGTTTGCGGTAGTCTTGGCTGACCCGGAACCCACTCGGTGTTGTCCAAGTTAACGGTAGCTCCTGCTTTGTCATTAACCGAGAAGCATCTTGGAACCAGTCCATAACTTGCTTCGGTTTAGTTAACAAAGTCTCAATGCTATCCCAAAGGTGGTCCCCAAGATACTTGATAGCCGGATACATGTGACTACGCCCAAACACACAGTCAATTCCACGCTCTCGTCGGGTGGTGTCATACCAGTCAGCGACGTAATCCCTGTTGGAGTAAGGAGTTAGGCCGTAACTGTAACACATCACCGGACGCTTCGACATCTTGCGGTCGATCCCAAACTCAACCCAAAGCCGTGCGTAGTCGCGTCCATCCTTGGCATCTTGCTTTAACTTCCCCAACGTGTGGTCCGAGACCAACCTGTAGATGTCCTGAGGTGTGTCGGTAGGTGAGACGTTAGTTGCAAAGCATCCTTCCTCGTCCCTACTTAACAATGACAGAAGCTGAAGTCCACTGTTGGTTGCATCCATCGCACAAGGAAGAAAAGTCCTAAAATTTTTCGACCGTTTTGTGTGATACTCAGCCCACTCAAAGCACCACGCCAACGCTTGCCAAGGTTCATCAGCATCGGCCCACTCTCGGTTGGACTTCGGGTCGTTAGCAATCCGTATTGCATCCCGTGTGAAACCATCGGCCCACTTTAGGCGTGTCTCAAAGTCACACTTGTCGTTGCCGAAACAGTTAGCCCCATGTATACCCAACCATCGTAGATCGTCCTCGTTTTTGATGGGGTTACCCCTGTGAAATTGTAACAATCCTCGACAGTGA